CCCCACCAAGTCACATGTCGTCGTAGCCAAAGAGGGCGACAAAGTCAAAACCATTAGATTCGGGCAGCAAGGCGTTAAGACCAACCAGACGGTGGGTCAGCGCAAGGCGTTTGAGAGCCGTCACGCCAAGAATATAAGCAAGGGCAAAATGAGTGCAGCCTACTGGGCGGCAAAAACTAAATGGGCGCCCTCCAAAACCAAGTCATCATCAACCAAGTGGAAAAAAGGAAGCTAATCATGCCAAACGTCAACGGTAAGAAGTACGCATATACGCCAGCAGGTATCGCAAAAGCCAAAGCTGCTGCAATGAAAGCCAAGCCAAAAGCCAAGCCAAAAGCTAAGCCGAAGGCTAAGAAGAAGTAATGCCTGCCAAGAAAGCTGCGCCCAAGAAAAAATCGACCGTTAACAGCGCCGGTAACTACACGAAGCCAGCGATGCGTAAGCGACTGTTTAACAAGATTAAGGCTGGCAGCAAAGGTGGTTCAGCGGGGCAGTGGAGTGCGCGTAAAGCGCAGATGCTAGCCAAGGAATACAAAGCAGCGGGCGGAGGCTATAGAGACTGATGGCGCTAAAAAAATCGCAGAAGAGCCTCAAGAAGTGGACCGGCGAGAAGTGGGGCACTAAGAGCGGCAAGAACTCTACTCAGGGCAAGAAGGCGACCGGCGAAAGATATTTGCCTAAGTCTGCTCGTGACGCTTTGAGTAAGAAGGAATACGCGGCGACCAGCAAGAAAAAACGCGCCGACACCAAAGCGGGTAAGCAGCACAGCGCCCAACCCAAGAAGATAGCTAAGAAGACAGCAAGGCACAGGAAATGAAAAACTCTCGTGAAACACTATATAGCAAGGGCGACAACCGTCGTCCTGAAGATACTAAAAAGTTTAGCGACGGCTATGATCGAATCTTTGGAAATACTAAGCCCAGCCGAAAAGAACGAAACGATGTTCGGGCTAGAAAGAGAGGTCCGGCTACCAATGATTGATATCGAACTAAAACGATTCGCTTATCACCCTGACGGCACACTAGGTGTCATAGAGTTCTACGGTGAGCGGTTTTATACGATAGAGCGACCATGGCTGGACAATGCTGCCAACGTGTCGTGTATCCCTGAAGGCAACTATGACGTTGCTTGGCGGACATCCCCGCGATTTGGCGAGACCTATCACATCCAAGATGTAGAGGATCGAACCTACATTCTGATTCACGCAGCAAACTTCCCTAAAGATGTACAGGGATGCATAGGGCTGGGCACTGGGTTAATGGGAGACCGAGTCGCTGTCAGTAACAGCCGTAAAGCCGTAGCGAGATTTGAGGAGCTAACGAGGGACATATCGTGGCGCTTAATCGTAAAGAATGCACCACTTGCGGCGTTGTCAAAAGTCTAGACGAGTTTCAAGCTAACGGGCGGCATCAGTGTAAAGCCTGTAAGTCGCTTAGCAATAAAAAAAGAAGCAACTCAAGTCTAGAGGGATTTTTGCAATATCGTTTAACGGGTCTTAAGCAGCGTCACAAGCAAAAGAAATACGAGGGTACTCCCATATCACTCGAGTATTTGGTGGCGTTATACGAGCAGCAGAGAGGTATTTGCGCTATTTCGCAGCTACCTATGCACATAACCTTGGATCAGTCAGACCTTTCTGTCAGTCCTGACCGGATTGATGTCACGAAAGGCTACATTGGGGGCAATGTAAGATTGGTTTGTGCCCGCGTAAATCTAATGAGAGGCGCTTTAGACGACCATGACTTTGTCTGGTGGTGCCGCGCAGTGGTGAATAGCAATGGAAATTGAAGAGATAGCCCGCAAATTGAAGGGCAACTTCCCTTTGTACGCAAAGAACATGCTGAAAATTGTCACAAAAGAGGGGGATACCCGCAGTTTTGTGTTGAATTCTGCCCAATTATACGTGCATAAAGTGTTAGAACAGCAGTTAAAAGATCAAGGAAACATCCGCGCATTGGTCCTGAAAGCCCGCCAAACCGGAATATCTACGTACACACAGGGCAGAAACTTCTGGAAAGTCACGCAAAATCGAAACGCTAACGCGTTTGTGCTGTCGCACCTTGCAGAATCTACTAACGCTATTTTTAATATGGTCCGCCATTTCTATGAAAATGTCCCGCATCCGGCATTTAAGCCGCCGCTCGCTTCTCAGTCGGCGTCAACTCTGGTATTTGACGAAATCAATTCGCGGTACCGAGTGGGAACCGCACGCTCTACCCAGACTGGACGAGGACAAACAAACCGATTCGTCCACGGATCAGAGGTTGCCTTCTACCCACAAGGATCAGACATAGTCGCAGGTCTACTACAGACCGTCGGCGGCAAGAACACTGAAGTGATATTAGAGAGCACGGCTAATGGTGCCGGTGGCTGGTTCTATGATCAGGTAATGAAGTCGCTTCGCGGCGAGTCAGAGTGGGTAACCTGCTTTATCCCGTGGTACTGGATGCCCGAGTATAGAAAAAAGGTATCGCCTTACTTCGTCGCCACCCCCGAAGAATATGATCTCGCCCAGAAATATGGATTGGACGACGAGCAGCTTTCGTTTAGACGCGCCAAGCTAGACGAGCTGGGAGGAACAGATCTATTCCGTCAGGAATATCCGAGCACCCCGCTAGAAGCCTTCTTAACGTCCGGTCGATGCTTCGTAGAAGAGACGGCGATATCTCAATGTGAGAGTAACTGCTACACCGCAGACTTTAAGGGTGACATCATCGATGGCAACTTGATCCCGCGAGAACACGGCAACTATCAAGAGTGGTATCCGCCGCTCCGAGAAGAAAGCTACGTCATCGGTGTGGATGTTGCGGAAGGTCTCGCCTACGGCGACTACAGCTGCGCCCAGATCCTAGACTCTATGGGTAATCAGGTAGGCTGCTGGCACGGACACATAGATCCTTTTGACTACGGCGCCCTAGTTGCCATGTTGGGTAAGCGGTTTAACAACGCATATATAGTAGTAGAGAGAAACAACCATGGTCTGGGCACCCTCCGAAAAATACAAGATTTAGGATATGCAAATTTATTTGTGGAGAGTTCTGTCGATGGCGCCTACGGAGATCGCTTGACAAAACGCGGAGGCTTCTTAACCACGTCAAAAACAAAACCATTAATCGTTGACAATCTCGCAACCTTAATGCGACAGGGTGAATCTGGTGTAGCGGATATTGAACTATTAAATGAGTTGCGAACGTACATCATTGATGATAAAGGGAGTTACAATTCTCAGAATGGATGTTATGATGACAGGGTGATGGCTTATGCTATCGCGCTGCATGGACTTGCCTCTATGCCGAGACCTCGGCACCGGACTATACAAAAACGCTTTAAATCGTTAGATCCTGTGACGGGCTATTAATCTATGCATGAAGATGAGTATGAAGGCGAGGAAGTAGAGTTAGACAAAGAGCCAGATGGTCTGCAAGCGCAAAGTATGCAGAGTCTGGGGACTCGTCTCGCCGGAACTTTCCAAGAATATAAAGACGCTCGTAAAGAAACAGAGAACGAGTGGCTTAAAGACCTGCGTCAATATCAGGGGATATATGAGCCTGAAGTACTCGCACGTCTAAATGCAGCCTCTGGATCTCGGTCTAAAGTGTACGTCGGCTTAACACGTACCAAAGTTATGGCGGCATATTCAAGAATAATCGACCTATTATTTCAGCATGGCGATGTTTTCTTCTCTGTAGACCCCACCCCAATCCCACAGATCGATCCCCTGAAGGCGATGCAAATGCGCCAGATGGCTATGGAGCAGATCATGATGGCGAGCGGACAAGACCCGATGATGAATCAGGACTTGGTAGCCGCAAGGATGGAGGAGCTAGAGGGAGAGTTCTTAGAGCTAGAGAAAGAAATAGCCAGGAACGCTGCTGAGTCTATGACTGTAGACATTAAAGACCAGTTAATAGAAACAAATGCAGAGATGAAGCTGAAGGAAGCATTCCTAGAAGCCTGCATCTTTGGCTCAGGTGCCGTTAAAGCGGGCACTGTGCGTATAGATAAGAAGCAAAGCTACTCTAAAATGTTGAACCCAGAGACTGGTGAGCAGAACTTTGGCTTGAGCGTTGTAGAAACTGTGGCGCCTGACGTAGAAAGCGTTAGTATTTTCGATCTATACCCCGACCCATACTGTACAACACTGGATGATTGCGATGGTTTATTCCGTCGTCACGTCCTAACAAGACGACAGATGCGCGATCTGGCTGATTTACCACAGTTTGACTCCGATATGGTTAAGTATCTTCTTAAGATTCACCGTAACGGCAACCATACTGAAGAAGATCACGAGACAACCCGACGACGAATCGCGGGTATCCACGAGAACTCTGAGTCCAATCGCTTCGTTGTTATGGAGTATTGGGGCACCGTTGACGGATACGACCTTGAAGAGCACGTCATA